TGGCCGTTAGGGTTGCTCAGGCGGTCAAGGTCAATAAGCTGTAGCGCCGTGCTGAAAGGTCGGTAACCCGAACGCATCCATTCGACGGAGGCCAACACCTCACCGGCCATTGAGTGAATACCTACGGCCAGGCGTATCATGTCCGTCAGTGTGTTGCGTCGCGCTGCGTCAGGGAAGTTACGGATAGACTCGGCGTACAGGGTGAACTTGGATTCGACCTCTTCCTCAAACTCCCGTGCCCAGGTTTCGTCCAAGCCCAGCACCCGCCAGTTCGGCTTGGCGTTAAGCATGAACATCTCACCGACGATGGTGTCCTGCTTGATCTTCGCGCCGTTCTGCACGTAGGCGTCGTTGCGCATGGTGTCGCGAACGCGGGAGTCGGAAACCACCTTGTCCGGCAGAATATCCATGTCGGCAGACTGGATGGGCGGCGACCACATAGCCAGTTCACGGGAGGTGCGGCTGGCGCCTTCATAGCCGCCCAGCGCCATCTCACGCGGTACCGTGTCGCCAATCAACGGGTCGAGGTAATCATTTTCCGTAGCCATCAGTACCACACCTTGCCGGGGCGTCCGACCGTCGATAGGCCCAGTTCACTGCGAAGCTGTAAGATGTAGTTGTACAGACCGGCCTTGTTGGCCTGCGTGTAACGGATGCGCTCGCCGTTCTGGTCTTGCAACTCAGCGACCCCCTGGCCGATCATCAGCGAGTGGTACGCCTCCTCGGCTTGCGCAAGCATCGCTTGTTTATCGACGGCCATCATGAACTCCTGCCAGGCGGAAATGTTGCGTAAATAGTAGCCGCCTTTTGGTTAAAATTAAAGCAATCACGCATATGCACCTCACGCAAGGCTTGCTGCCAGATCGGCCAGTGACTTCTTACCGGGTGTTTTGGCCGGTTCCTCGGCCTTTTCTTCAGCCTCAATCACGTAGCTGTTATCGTCCCAGTCCTGTGCCCAGACAGGCGGATTGTCCCAGTCCATCTGTTCGATCTTGATAGGCCGGAAGAGTGACACGGCCATCGCGTAAACCAGCAAGTCCCATGCCTCGTTGCGAGCGGTGATCTTTTCCCAGCCGTTCGTGCCTCTAGCCTCCGCGACCATCTCTTCCCAGAACGTATCGGGTAGCCAGTCGGCAAACGTGATCCTGCCGCCGCCTGCGCGTTCGCGGTCAAGCAGCACGTCGAGCTGGTCTTTTAATGCCAGGGTGTTGATCAGCAGGATCGGCACGTCGCCACGGGCACCTGCGTTGCGGTCTTTGCGTTCACTATCCGGGTAGCTCAGCTTCACCCGGGGTGCTGTGCTGGTGGACGCGCCTTTCAGCAAGGTAAAGCGATGGTGGAGTCCTGGCGGTATCTCGTCGGCTTCCGTCGCGGTTTTAAGTCGGCGCCAGAAGTTGTACGCCGTTTTGGTGGTCGAGCTGTCGTTTTTCTTGCGCGAAGCTGAACCGCCGGAGTCACAGCCGACCATGCGAATTTTCATCTTGCGGCCCGAGTCATCGGCCAGCGGGTAGGTGCGCAGTAGTACGCTGTCGATCAAAGTGTCCCAGTCCTCAACATAGGAAGCGGGCCGGAGCGGTTCGCGTTCGCCGTCCTCGTCTACCCGGTTGGACTTAGTGATTGCAAAGCGGTCAATGACGCAGATATCGCCGCCTTCGCTGAATCCATGCACCTGCACCTCAAAACGGTTTTTCTGTACGTCGATGGTGGCCACCAGAAAGCGGACGCCTGCCGGTACCTGCTTAACCCCCAGGTCTTGCGCCTTGGCCCGTATGTCGTCGGGCATCCGGCCATTCTCAGAACCCTTGGGCAGGTATGGCAGCCCTTGGTCAGTGTTGATCGTCGTCTTCAACGATTCTTGGCTGCCCGTGCGCTCGAACACCTCCATCGCCTGCAGGTAGCGCAGCACGATACCGCGCCAGTCGGCAAAGTTGGCTGCTGGGCCTTTGAGCCAGAAGGTCGCCAGATCGGAGCGAACGCCTCGACCTTCCATGCTTTCCGCTACCTGACCGTCACGGCTGCGCGGTACCCATATCTGACCGTCACGTAGCCACTTGGCGTTCCCTTCGACCGTCTGGTTAAGTTCGTGCTTGCCCGGTGTGCCGTTATGCCCGTCATGGTGAATCACGCCGCCGCAATGCGGGCAGCCCATGACGGTAGCCTCCGCCGCTTCTACAAAATCCTCGCTGTCCGGTATGTTGAACAGTTTGAAATCAGGCTCAAAGGGGTCGGCACAGTGCGGGCAGCGCCAGTACCAGCGTCGGCGGTCACCCTGATTAAACAGCGACAGTACGCCGCCCTCCACGGGTGGTGCCTCGTGCTTGCTGCGCGGACTCCATTTTGGGTCGATGATGTCAAAGCCAGGGCTGGACTCGGCCACGGTCATGCCGTAGCGCCGGAAGGTCTCGGCGCGTTTGCTGGTCAGCGAGAACGCGGAGCCTTCGTCGTCAATGGAAGGTCGGATACGGTCATAGTCGGCGATCCAGTTGCGCGGCACTGTTTTACCGGACAGCTCGGAAATGGTCGGCCATTTGACCAGCAAGTGCATACCGCTGAGAAAGCGAATGTCGTGAGTCGATTGATTGTGCCTGCCTGGGGCCACGGTTTTACCGAGTGCCCTGGAGTGCCGGAAAGCCCGTCGGAGGTCTTTTTGTGACCAGTCGCGAGCCACGCTCATTGTCATGTGAACCGCCATCATGTCTGCCGGATCACAGATCGCGGTGTAGCATAACCAGTTAAAAAACATATCACTCTTACCGCAACGGGCAGGCCCAGCAAACACCATGCCGGTGTAGTCAGTGCTCGTCAGCGCCTCCATCGGTTCGACCAGATACGGCGCAAACGTGTTATCCCAGTAGCCCACAAACGAGCCTGGGTTATTCACGAAGCGGTAGCGCTCCGCCGCCTCCGCTACCGTCAGGCGTTCCGGGGGTCGGACACCGCCCGCCGTGGCCGCCGCCATTTCTTGCAGCGAGTTATACAATGTCCATGTCCTCCGGCTTTTTGGACTTTTCGCTTTCCGGTACGGCCCCCTCCTCGGCCACGGAACTCGGGGTTCTCTTGCTCTGCGGCATGGTGATCAGGTTTTCATGCACCTGTTCTAACAGGTTATCCACAAGCTGCGTCAGCGTTTCGCGCATCTCCGGGGTCAGCGTATGGTGGCGGTCGATATCTTCCACCCATAGCTGCGTAGTCGTCTTGACCATGAAGGCCACGTCACCGAACACGGCCAGCACGTCCGCCGTCCGCCACAAGTCTTTAGCGTTCTCTTCCCATTTCTGGCGTTTGAGCATCGCCGACCAATAGTTGTCGTTGAGCATCGGCGGCAGATCGTTGGGGCGTAGAGACTTGATGTACTCGATAAGATCGACTTTAGGCTTGACCAGCCATTGCGCGGCATCGGCTATCCGGTAAAGCTGACCGCCGTTACGCCGACCGACTACCTCCAGATTGGCCTTGGCCAGGCGCTTTTTGATCGTGTTCTTGTCATAACCGAACACCTGGGACAGCCAGTGCGCGCTCACCCCGCCATATACGTCGGCAATGTCCATCGACAGGGTTTCGCCTTCGCTGCCGGATAAACCAGCGGGAGTGCGTGGGGGCTTTTTGGCCGGGGCGGTAGCTGCGTTCTTGCGCGGTCGTCCGGGGCCGCGTTTTGGCTTGGCGGGTTCGTCGCCGATCAGATCATCCAGGTCAGACATCGGTAGGCACCTGTGAAAGTAAGTTGCCTCTATTCTGACGGTTCTGGGCTGCCTTTTTCAACTGTTTAACGAAAAGCGCCACCCCGTAAGGTGGAGTTGTGGCGAGGATGAGTAAGCGCCTTGGCCTGTTTGGCCGTCCGCGATTTAGGTTGAGGAAGACACCAAGGCGCTTACCAATCATCGTAAAAAAAAAGGACGCAACGAATGCTCTAAGTTCACAGGCCCGCTTTTAACGGTAAGAACACTCGCCACGTCAACCGAAACCTACCCATGTACGTAGCTATTTGATGGTAGCCCTTTCCGTGTACAGCGTCCATAGCTGTTCGCGTTCTTCCTGTGACATCGCTTTCATGCGCGTCAGGGCATAACGGACGCACGGCTGCGATATGTTCATCTCAAAAGCTATCTCACAGTTGCGCAGCCCGAGCAGGCTTAACTCCCAGATACGCCGCCAATCGTGCTGTGGTGGGTTGCGCTTGCCGTGGGGCCGCTTCAGTTCCGCGTAGTAGGCATAAGACCTCACCTGTGATTGCCGGACTTCCAGCTTTTCGGCTATGTCAGCCACCGTCCACGCGGGGTCAGGGAAGGTCTCACGGATGAATGCCTTATCGGTATCGGTGAGCTGGCCTTCAGTGTCCTGGCGGCTGATTTTGTAGTATTTCACGTAGTTGCGTATTTGCTCGGGCGTCTTGTCAATAGTCTCGGCAATCGCCTCTACCGTCCAGTCTCTATCCGGGTATACCTCGGCGATGAAGGCTTTGTCGGTCTCGTCGAAGATCATGTTGTTGTTCCTATATCAGGTCGTCCATTTCATCCTGTTGCTCGACGGCCATGCGGTCGATAAACGGGTTGCCGTGCCAGCCGGTGCCGCCCATGTTCGTTTTCTCCCAATAGTCGTGCCATTGTTCAACCGGCATGACACCCGTGCGGTGTCCCTTGTGCTCGCCGTCTGACAGGAAATAGGCCCAAAGCTGCCCGGTCTCGTCGTCACCTTGTTGCAGCGCAATCGCCAGTAACCAGCATTGCCGACCGTCGGACTTGTGGCGCCACCATGTGTTTGCCTGAACCGGACAGCTACTCATGAATCACCTCGACGCGCACTCCGGCCTTGCGAAAAATCGCCTTGGCCAGATCAATATGATCGTCCCAGCGCTCTAGGAAGGCCACGTCTTGTTCCGGCAATACCACGCGCACGATACCCGCCTGGGTTAGCTTGGCAGCACAAGAAGCGCACGGCCAATGGGTTACGTAAGCCGTCATGCCGCGCAGATCACGACGCGCCAACAGCAGGGCGTTCTCCTCGGCGTGAATCGTCACCTTCAGACGCAGCGACCGAGGAAGTTCAGGGTCGTCTTCCCAGCATGACGGCGGCCCGTTGTAACCTTCGCTGACACTGTGCTTGCCGTCTACAATCACCGCGCCTACCTGGCTGGACGGGTCTTTTGACCAGCTTGCGATGTGCTTGGCGCGCTCCAAAAAACGCAAGTCCCACTTGTTCATTGGTCGGTGCCTCCTCAAACAGTAAAAAGCCCCTACGGGGTAGAGGCTTTCAGATTAGCAGCTTGCATTGCTATATTCAACAGATTATTGACTTCATCCGTAATAGAACTGTCGCCCGCGTACCAGCTTGGCCTTGACCTTGGCCACCGCCTCGCCACGAGTGATCTGCCCGTCACCGTCGCTGTCGAGGCCCGCATTCTGCCTATAGGTCGTCGGGCGGTCTTCCACGTCCCACAACACCCACTCGTCCGGCTTGCCGACGCCACGCGGCCACAGGATCGCCATGTACATATCGCCCAGGTTCTTAATGCGTCCCTTGTAGGGCTTGAAGTACAGGTACACGAAGTTGAGCTGGTTTTCCGGCGTCATGGCGGCCAGTTGATCGGTTGTCGTCTGCAATCCCTCCGCCGTGCGGGGCATAAATTGGATTAGCCCTCGGGCGCCTGATCCAGCGGCGTTGCGAATGTCCGCCCGGAAGGTCTCGGCAGACTCAAACGCCATGCAAGCCATCAGCCAGTCGGCCCCTTCGGGCGGTAGCTCCAGTTCCTGCGCAATCCAGCGAAC